CCACATTTCTGCTTCTTCCTGCCAGTAGCAAACAACTCACTACTAATAAACAATACTGGCCGCGTTTCAGTGGGTTTTATTTCTTTTATATTTTTATTTTTAACCACATCAGCGCCTGCCTCTGGGATTTGTTTCGTGATTTGCTTGCCCTGGCTTCCACCTACTTTCAGTCCAATTCGCTGCTGCTTCCCGATAGTTTTGGGAAGCGCTCCACTTTGAACGTTGGTTGTCTGTCCTCGGCAAATGTTATTTGCATCGCCATTTTTGGACTTACGATGCCCTCCTGTTGGTCCGCCACCATCCCCACCTCTCGGCAAAGTTTGGTGACTTGGTCCAGGAAGACATCCGGTCTTAAAATCTGTACGGGGTGGTTTCCCCGTACTTCCAGTCCCCTTTGGCGTATTACCAGGTCGTGGAGGACGCGATAATGTATTGGTTCGTTTGATCTTATCACGTGTCGCTTTACGATATTTAGATCGCTTAGGGCGACTTGGTCCATCAGCATTACTAGACTTTGAGTCGTCAGGTTTGCTATTAGGAGTTCCTCCTTGCGGCCCGACCCCATCGGTAAGTTCTTGACGAATAGGATCGGTTCCTTTGTTGTCCCTGGGAAGTGTTTCCACTTCTTCGAGGTGAACCCCAGTGCTTCCGGCATCACTAGTCTCAACTGATCCTCGTTCAGGGTCGTCTTTAACGACCGGTAGAACCATAGGATCATCGACAAATTGTGCTGGACGTTTGTCTGGTTTTGGGACGACATTGATGGGCTTTAGCTGTTCTAAATCTTCAAGGTCTGTCACGTTATTTAACTGTGTAATTAAATACCCGAGCTCTGCAGAGTCGTAATTAGTGATTAGAGTAACCCATTCGAGGTACTCATCCTCACTATCGACCTGCGGCCAACCGGCTCCCAATTCAGTGAGCCAGTAAGGAAGATCGACGGCGAGTCCCTTCACCTTGCCAATCTTAAACTCAGCACCCAATTTCTTTGAGCAGACACGGTAAACAGCTTTGGCCCATGCATTAATAATGGGGTTCATAGGATCCAGTTCTACCAAACCAGTCGCCTTATTAAGCAACGCCATAATAGGTGAGACTGTTGTTGGATTAGAGAATGTTAAATGCAACTTGCTAAGTTGCCTCTCCGGATCCTGTATGCTAGCACTAGAGCCAGCGTGGAGCAGTGGGAATTTGCGTCCTAAGAAACCAACAGGTGTATCGTAATGGGCCTTGACCTTATAGGCCATCCCAAAAATGGTTTCAATTTTCTTCCAGGATTTTTCTGACGCAACAGATGTTACATCGTCGCCCGCATAGCCTAATAAGGCTTCCCACGCGGTCTTCTTAGAGGCTCCATCTAAACGGAGCGCGACGAAATCTAAGGCAGCACTTATAAGGGTATTCCAGTCAGTTGTTCGTGGACTGCCCGACAAAGTGGTATCCCAACACTCATAGTCGATTTTCGGGGCACATTTGGTCTTACCCCTCGCATATGACTCTCGGTCCATTATTAGACGTAGGTTCTCCTTGTGCTCAGGCGCGAATAATCGCAAATAAATTGGACGACAGATGTTCTCAATCAAATAGGACGTTATATGTCCGTCAAACCGCTCCCCGTCAGCTTCAGTTATATGACCGAAGCGACGGCGGAAGTCCAATAATCGATTTGCGATAAATTCCGGTGTTTTCGCCGGAGCATACCAAGATAGGTATTTTAGAA